AACCAAGCTCTATCACTGGCAAATTCCGTTCTAACGCAACAGGCACACTAGAATCATGGCATTATGCACAGGAATACTCAGCCCTGCCATTACTTGGTGATTCATGGATACAGGTTACAGACACCAACGTTCAACGAACACTTGCTGTAGCAAGCGAACCTCAATTTATATTTGATTCGCTATTTAAACTAAGATGTACAAGACCAATGCCAGTTAATAGCATACCTGGCGGTACTCATTTCTAATGTCCTGGCTAGGTAGTTTAATAGGCGGTGCTTTTGGCTATAAAGGCCAAAGAGATACTAACGTCGCGTCAGCTGAACAAGCTGCGCGCCAAATGGCACACCAAACCGCTGCTACACAAAAACAAATGGACTTTCAAGAGAGAATGTCCAATACCGCAGTACAACGCCGTATGGCGGATTTAAAATCTGCGGGAATCAACCCTATACTTGCCGGAAGTAAAGAAGCTAGTTCCCCCGCCGGTTCTACATCAGCCGGCGCAATGGCACCCGTAGGTAATAAAGCTGCAGCTGCATTATCTACTGCTGCACAAGTTGCATCTATAGACAATATAATAGCACAAACTAATTTAACTAATAAAAAGGCAGATGTTTTATCTCCCGCCGCAACTGGCGGAAAAACTATCGATGAAATGCTTAATGCTTTCATCAAAGGCATTCGTGAAGAAATGGCAAATCAATCTAATGCGAATGATCGCAATATAGATCTGCCCGTCGTTAATACGCAAATTGACGGCCCATTAAACGAAAAAGAAATTAAATTTAAGGAAGCGCTTAAAAAAGACCAGGAATTTATTAAGCGATTAAAACAACTTTGGAAACAAACGAGTTATTTAGATACTCGTAATAATTAGGAGATACTATGACAACTAAAAGAAAAGCCACAGGCATACCAAAAAATACATTTCGTTCAGCCTACAATTTAGGCAACGAAGATTATAGCCAATCATTTACTGATGGCTTAACAGAACAACATCACAAAGATTCATGTGATATTAATAAGATCCTGGCACAATTCATGGAAACAGGAATTATGCCACAAACTAACGCAAACCCACAATACGGAGACGTATCAGAAGTGGATTTCACACAAATGCAAAATCAACTGGCAACAGCAAAAACGTTATTTGAAGAGTTACCGGAACCTGTGAAGGCACGATTCAATAACGAAATGCACACATTCCTACATTTTGCAGAAAATCCAGACAACCTACCAGAACTGGTAGATATGGGTTTAGCTGTTAAAAACGAGCGTATAGCTCAAGCTCTACAAGCACAAGCTGGGGAGGAAACAACGTCCCTCCCAGCAGGCAAGTCGGATAAATCCGACGCGGCAGATACAGTTGCTACTTGATACAACTGTAACGACTGACAGTATTCATACTGGAAGTCGTAAAAAACAACCTCACGAACTAAGGAGAGTGAAACAATGAGAAGACCAAAAAAAATGAACTACAAAAAATCTAAAAAGATGTTCTCACGCACAGCTTCGAGAACTCATAAAAGAAACTCACTAAGAGGAAGCCGACCATATAGAGGCGGAATCAGATTATAATAATGGAGAAACAACTATGCCTTGCTTTCATCCAAATACTGCGTGGTACTTACCACAAACTAGAACTGTCTCTTTTGAAGACAGATTCGGTAAAGAAATATCTGGAGTAAGAAATACTATACAGCTTGCCTGTGGACAATGCACAGGCTGTCGTTCAGAATACTCAAGACAATGGGCTATGCGTATTGTATTAGAACAATCGCTATGGCTGAATAATATATTCATAACATTAACCTACGACAACGACAACATACCAGAACACAACACACTCATCAAAAAAGACTTTCAAGATTTCATGAAACGTCTTAGATGGAATAAACAATCAACTAAGGAAAATCCAGTAAGATTTTTCCACTGTGGAGAATACGGCGATAAATTCGGCCGTCCACACTACCACGCAATACTATTCAATACAAACTTCTCAGACAGAAAACAATTACAAGGCCACAAAGGCCTAACAACTTCAGAAACTTTAAGCAAACTATGGGGAAAAGGACATTCCTCAATAGGGGACGTAACATTCCAATCCGCGGCTTATGTCGCGGGTTACGTTCAAAAAAAAATTAACGGAAAACAAAAAGACTCACACTATGCAATTATCGACCCCGAAACTGGACAATATTTCGGACAACGTCAACAAGAATATTCAACCATGAGCCGGAACCCCGGCATAGCGGGGAACTGGCTCGCCAAATATAAAGATGATGTATATCCCTCAGACAATATCCACATTAACGGCAAAGAAATGCAGCCACCTAAATCCTTTGATAGACTTTATGAAATAGATCATAAAGATCAAATGCTAACTATCAAAGATAAACGTATGGAAGAAGCAGAAAAATATGCACACCTCCGTACACCTGAAGCTCTGAGACAAGCAGAGAAAACACACAAAGCTCGTATGAGCTTATATAAGAGAGGAAAACTATGATATTAAATAAATATACAATCTTCGATTCAAAACTCGAAGCATACCACCAAGACTACAGCTTGGAAAACGACGCAATAGCGTTAAGACAATTCGCAGACATGGCGAATGAAGAAACACAAATTGCCAAAAATCCAGAGGATTATTCGCTATGGCGAATCGGCACATTTGAAACAACAACCGGACAATTAACATCGGAAGAACCCACATGTATTGCAAAAGCACATGAACATGTGATACAATTCAAAAAAAACAAAAAATAGGAAACTAACATGCCCATGAAAAACCCCCACAAATACAACACAAGAATCGGCTCCGCACAACAACACAAATTCGCGGAAGTACCACATGCCGATATTCAAAGGTCAACATTTGATAGGAGTCATGGGCTAAAAACTACATTTAACACAGGAGAATTAGTTCCAATATTTTGTGACGAAAGTTTGCCGGGAGATACCTTCAGTTGCAACCTCACAGCTTTCGCACGATTAGCAACACCAATACACCCAACCATGGATAACGCATTCATGGATACCCATTTCTTCGCAGTTCCAGTACGACTCGTATGGGATGATTTCGAAGAATTTATGGGAGAAACAAAAACATATAAAGCAGCTGGTGCCACTAGACTAGATGGCACACCCGATTTTACTGTCGCAGCGCCAATACCACCAACAATAACAGCCGGAGGCTCCGGTGAAGCAGAAGCATCATTATCCGACTATTTCGGAATACCAACAAAAGTAGCAGGATTAGAATTCAGTGCATTATGGCACCGAGCATATACCCTCGTCTGGAACGATTGGTTCCGAGATGAGAACTTGCAAGCACCAAAAACAATAGATACTACAAGTGGTGCAGATTCAACAACTTATGCAATACTTAACAGAGGCAAAAAACACGACTATTTCACATCAGCTTTACCTTGGCCACAAAAAGGCGCAGACGTAACAATACCATTAGGAACAACAGCAGACGTATACGGTAACGGAAAAACATTAGGATTAACTGATGGATCATCAAATGTCGGACTATCAGCTCAAAACCAAGCTTATCCTATGGTAGCTGGTTATGATGTAGCTGTAGGTACAGCGAACTCTGGACTTAACCTTAATTCAGATAAATATATGGGAGTCGTAGAATCAGGAGAGTCAGGCTTATATGCTGACCTATCCGCCGCAACTTCAGCAACAATTAACCAACTTCGATTAGCATTCGCAACACAAAAATTTCTTGAAATACAAGCCAGAGGCGGTTCAAGATATATCGAAGTCATAAAAAATCATTTCAACGTGACATCGCCGGATGCACGACTACAACGACCAGAATATCTGGGGGGCGGAAGCTCACCGGTAAATATTTCACCGGTCGCACAAACATCGTCGACAGACGCCACTACACCGCAAGGTAATTTATCGGCCATAGGAACAACTGTCCTTAGTGGCCACTCATTTACAAAGAGTTTTACCGAACATACCCTTGTTCTGGGGCTCGTTTCGGTGAGAACCGATTTAACGTACCAGCAAGGTTTGAACAGAATGTTCAGCCGAGAAACAATATATGACTACTACTGGCCAACGCTATCTACGATTGGCGAACAATCTGTATTAAATAAAGAGATTTACGCACAAGGCACATCAGCCGACCAGGACGTTTTCGGTTTCCAGGAGAGATACAGCGAGTATCGCTATAAACCAAGCTCTATCACTGGCAAATTCCGTTCTAACGCAACAGGCACACTAGAATCATGGCATTATGCACAGGAATACTCAGCCCTGCCATTACTTGGTGATTCATGGATACAGGTTACAGACACCAA